TCACCCGATATTTTTTTATTTAAATTCTAATATTAAATATTATTTTTTTGCTAGTTTTTTTATATATAACAGCTATCATCTATATGATTAATATATATCTAATCATCTATATGAATTTTTCCTGCCAGTCAACTTTTTTTACTGATAGTAAAAAGAGGGGCCAGGCCCGCTACAAAATTAAAATTTGTCTTAGTCTATAACCCACTACACAAAAAACGAAATTTCAAAAAAAAACCTTATTTAGATCATTTAGGTGTTATACTTAACAATAATGATTATCATTTGCATTTAGAATATGAAAGAAAGACTACCGCCTTTAGCACCTCAAACGCCTTTTGAGGAAAAAAAGGAAGAAAAGCCAAGAAAAAGAGGAAATCCAAATTTCTATAAAGGGATGCCATCTTTAAATCCTGCTGGGAAACCTAAAGGTACGATGAATAAGTATGCGGCTCTCTCAAGAGAGTTAATGAATGAGAATGCTGTAGAGATCGTAGCGACTGTATTGAAAAAAGCTAAAGATGGTGATGTCCATTGTCTGAAGATGTGCATGGATAGAATTTTACCAGTACAAAAGGCTGTGGACTCAACTAGAAATAAGAATGATGCCCAGGTTATTATTAATGTATCTTCTATAGAGTCTATTGAGCAAAAGGCTAGTGAATATGACGAGGCTGAGTTAGTAGAGCCAGAAGAGAAGAGTGATGATGAAGTTATTGTTAATGTAGGAAAGAATGTCTGAACTTAACATTGATTTGCATCCAGCACAGTTGCAGATCTTTAATTCTAAAAAAAGATTTAAAATAGTCGCAGCAGGAAGACGATTTGGAAAGTCCTACCTTTCTGCTTGGTTATTATTGATTAATGCCATACAGAGCGAATCTAAAGATGTATTTTATGTAGGGCCTACTTTTCAACAAGCCAAAGACATTATGTGGGCGATGTTAAAAGACTTAGGTAAAGATCTAATAGCACAGGCCCATGAGAATACAGCAGTACTCACCCTGATTAATGGAAGAAAGATCTATTTAAAGGGATCAGATCGGCCTGATACGCTTCGCGGCGTTGGCCTAGCATTTTGTGTACTTGATGAATATGCTTCAATGAAGCCTCAAGTCTGGGAACAGATCATAAGGCCCACACTTTCAGATGTGCAAGGTGGTGCGTTATTTATCGGAACACCAGCAGGAAAAAACCATTTTTATGATTTGTATAAAGATGCTTTTGAGGATGAAGATTGGGATGCTTTCCAGTTTACCTCAACAGATAATCCCTTTATACCAGAAAGCGAGATACAGGCCGCTAGTAAAACTATGTCATCTATGTCATTTAGGCAAGAATTCGAGGCATCTTTTGAAACTAACTCTGGCGGCATATTCAAAGAAGAGTGGTTTGAGAAGTCCGAAGAGCCAGAAGAAGGCTCTTATGTAATAGCAGTAGACCCTGCTGGATTTGAGTCTATAGAAAAGGAAAGGAATTTAAAAAGATCGAGATTGGACGAAACGGCTATTGCGATTGTTAAGATAGATCGTGATAAGTGGTGGGTTAAAGACATCCTACATGGTCGTTGGAATGTAAAAGAAACAGCCAAAAAAATTCTTTCATCTGCGATGAAGGTAGAATCAGCTACTGTAGGGATTGAAACTGGGTCGTTGAGAAACGCTATATTGCCCTATTTGGAAGATGAAATGCGTATAGCTGGTCGTTGGATCACTATTGTAGAGCTGCGGCATGGTGGTAAAAAGAAAACAGAACGCATTACTTGGGCATTACAAGGCCGAATGGAACATGGCCAGGTTAGCTTTAATGAGAAAAAAGATTGGAAAGAGTTTCTTGGACAGTTAAATGACTTTCCTAACCACTTAGCACATGACGATCAACTTGATGCTTTGGCCTATATAGACCAGGTATCAGTAGCAGACTTCGCACACTCTATTGAATTGGCAGACGATTGGGAGGTATTAGACGATGTCGCTGGATATTAAAACAATATTTGAAGAAGATATGACAGAAGAAGAGATGGTAGAACTTCTTCAATATAGTTCTGATGATAGTACGCTTGTAAAAAGATACATGGTTGCTTGTCAAATTATCTCTAATATGACAAGTGAAGATTTAAGCGATGTTATGCAAAAAGAAGAGGTCGTTGATTTAACAATTTGTAAGATGTTAGTAGATGGAGTTATACAAGTTGAAGAAGAAGAACACTCAATTCATTAAATGATAACGATTATCACTTGCAATTGAGAATGATTACTGTTAAAATCGGCTAAAATTAATAGAGTAATATATGAACCCTTATTATTTATGAATAATCAAGAAAATAAGTACCAAGCACTTGCAAGTTGGTTGAGTTATCGTCTGGAAGGATGGAGAACCCATAGGAATATTAATTACATTCCAATGTGGGATGAATATTACAGACTTTGGCGAGGAATTTGGTCTGCTGAAGATAAAACCAGGGCAAATGAAAGGTCAAGACTTATATCCCCTGCACTACAACAAGCAGTTGAATCCTCTGTTGCTGAACTAGAAGAGGCAACATTTGGGCGAGGCAAGTGGTTCGATATACAAGATGATTTTCTTGACCAGGATCCTAGTGATGCTGAGTATATCAGAAATTTATTACAAGAAGATTTAGAGAAAACAGGTTGTAAAGATGCAATTTGTGAAGTTTTCTTAAATAGTGCAATATATGGCACAGGTATTGGAAAGATTGTAGTCAAGCAAAAAATAGAAAGAGCACCATCTGAAGAATCTATCGAAGGTACTATGGCTACCACTCGTACTGTTGTCGAATATCCAGCTATTGATGTTCATGTCGAGCCAATATCCCCCAAGGAATTCTTAATTGATCCATCTGCAAACTCAATTGACGATGCTCTGGGGGTTGCTCACGAAGTTATTAAGCCTAGATACCATGTAGTAGAGGGTATTCGCTCTGGAATTTACAGAGATGTACCTCTTGATGGTGATTACGACACAGTTAAATTTGGATATGATCCAGAAACCAAACAAGCAGACGAATCTGACTCTGTTAAGATTTGTGAATACTGGGGAAAAGTTCCTAAACGCTTTTTAAAGGCAAATGCAGACAAAGATGACTTTGAATATGACAAATCTAACGCCAATGAGTTAGTTGAAGCAGTTGTTACTATGTGTAACGACCAACATATTCTTAGAGTTGAAGAAAATGCGTTTATGATGAACGATAGACCATTTATTTCTTATCAACACGACATCGTACCTAATAAATTCTGGGGCAGAGGAGTTTGTGAGAAGGGTTATAACCCTCAAAAAGCTCTAGATGCTGAAATGAGAGCAAGAATTGATTCCCTAGCACTTACTACTACGCCAATGATGGCCGCAGATGCGAGTAGACTTCCTAGGGGCGTAAAGTTTGAAGTGAGAGCAGGAAAAACTGTCTTGACCAATGGTAATCCACGAGAAGCTATCATGCCGCTCGACATGGGTACAACAGATCCTAATACATTCAATCAGGTTGCCTCACTTCAAAATATGATTCAGATGGGAACTGGCTCTGCTGATAGTGCTTCACAGGGTGGTGAAACTGCTAGTGGTATGTCAATGATGCAAAGTGCTGCAATCAAACGACAAAAGCGTACTTTAATGAATTTCCAAAACACATTCCTTATCCCTTTAATAAACAAGGCAATGTGGAGGAAGATACAATTCGATGTAGACAGATACCCTGTTAGTGATTACAAGTTTATTCCATATTCAACGATGGGTATTATGGCAAAAGAGTTAGAAATGACTCAAATGGTTCAGATGTTACAAACCATTCCACAAGATTCACCAGCTTTTAATGTTATCTTACTAGCATTATTCCAAAACTCTTCAATACACAACAGAGATCAGATTGTTAATGCCTTGATGCAAGGTGGAGAGCCTGATCCACAAGAACAAGAGATGCAACAAATGGGTATGCAGCTCGAAATGCAGCAATTACAAGCCAATGTACAGAAAACTCTTGCTGAAGCAAAAGAAGAAGAGGCAAAAGCAATCAAATGGCAATCTGAAGCTATGAGTGAACAGCCAAATGAACTTAAAATACAAGAAAAGATACTTAAATTGCAAAAAGACTCTGTAGCAATTGAGAAAGGTATTGCAGATATTGAAAATATGCGTTCTGAAACTGCCAGAAACATACCAGAAGTAGAGCATTTGCAATCTGAAACAATTTTAAACCTGGCCAAGGCTAGGGAAGCAGGAAACAAAACCCAGGTAACTAATACAGTACAATAATAATGGCTAAAACCGATGAGAAGTTCCTAGAAGATAGATTAGGAATGACAGAAACTGAAGGCTGGATAGATTTAGTTGCCGATTTAAAGAATTTAGAAGAAAGTATTGGTAATGTAAACAATATTAATTCTGAACAAGACCTTTGGGTGATCAAAGGTCAGTTGCGTATTATAAATTACATTGTTAGTTTAGAAAATGCAACACACCTAGCGTTGGAAGAACTCCAAGACGGAAAGCCAACATAATCAAACTTCACAACCCTGAAGAGGGCGGAGAACACAATGAGTAACAGTATAGTAGTAGAAGAAGCACCCTTGCAAGACGAACCAATAACAGAAACACAGGAAGAACAAGTTACACAAGAGGAGCAGACGGAGGAAACTCAACAATCTGAACCCAACATTTCTGCAAAGTATGCGGGTAAATCGATGGAAGAGGTTATTAAAATGCAGCAAGAAGCTGAAAATTTAATGAATAAGCAAAGTGATGAACTGGGGCAGCATAGAGCTGCGGTAAGAGAAAAAGACCAGTTAATCAAAACTTTACTTGAGGCACAAAATAAAGCTAATGAAGCTACTCCACCAGAAGAACCTGTAATACAGGAGGATAACTTCTATGACGATCCAGTTTCGGCTGTGAATAAAGCCATAGAAAACCACCCTGATGTTATAAAGGCCAGAGAAGAAAGGATGGGTAATATGCAGAAGCATAATCTGGAGGCTTTAGATAAAGCATATCCAGATTGGCAGAAAACTGTTCAAGATTCTTCTTTTCAGAAATTTATTGGTGATAGTGCAACAAGAACAGAAATGTTTCGTAAGGCTGATGTAGACTATAGATCAGATTTAGCAATTGAACTTTTTGATTGGTACTCGCAGACACAAATGTCTGGTGCAACGCAAGAAGCTGTAGCTGAAGAAAAGTCTAAAATCGAAAAGCAAATGAAACAAACCAGTTCTGAAAGCAGATCATCAGGAGATTCCGTAGGTGGGAAGAAGATTTACCGAAGGGCAGATTTAATTAACCTTCAGGTAAGTGATCCCAACCGATATGCTTCTTTGGCTGATGAAATTCAGTCAGCGTATGCAGAAGGTAGGGTGAAATAATATAATACTATAACAGGAGAAGTAACATGGCTTTGGGTTCAAACCAAGTAACGACTACTATTGCTAATAACTTCATCCCCGAATTGTGGAGTGATGAAGTAATTGGTGCATATAAGTCAAATCTAGTGGTTGCTAACCTAGTAACTAAACTATCTCACAAAGGTAAGAAGGGTGATACGATTCATATCCCTGTACCAGCGAGAGGAAGTGCAAGTGCTAAAGCAGCAAACACTCAAGTAACATTATCAGCAGCTACAAATAGTGTTGTTAATGTGTCAATCGACAAGCACTACGAATACTCAAAATTAATTGAGGATATCGCAGAAGTGCAATCTCTAGCTTCAATGAGGAAGTTCTACACGGATGATGCAGGTTATGCACTTGCTACTCAAGTGGATGATGACCTCTTTGCTCTAGGCGAGGGTCTACAAGGTGGTACTGTAGGTGGTTCAAATGCAGCAAGTTGGGAAAAAGCTGTTATCGGTTCAACTGGTGCTACAGACTACACAGGTAACT